CACTCCCAATTGGGAGTGGATATTTTAATCTTCGTCATCATTATCTTTATCAGTATACTTCTTAATAGAATCTACTATCTCATCTATACTAGAATAGAAGTGTTTAGCTTTATCTCCGTAATGAACTACATTATCTCTCATAGTAGCTTCTATAGTATCCAATTTAGTTCTAGCATCTATATATTCTGATACCAACTGCTTTTCTGTTTCATCACCTTCGTCTAAAATACTGAATAACATAAATTCAGTTATTTTATAATCAGGTACAGTTTCTTCTACTTCTTTAGTAGTCATTAATTCAGTAACTATTCTTCCTGGATCAAAGTCATATCCTTGAATATTTCTAGATACGATCTCAGTTAGATTTTCTTTATCTAGAGATACTAGTTCATGACTATGTATTCCTTCTACACATAGTTTATCTTCTAATACATCGATAAATAAATTTTCTAAACTTCTTATAGCCATTGTATTATTCCTCCTTATATTATTGATACGAAAATGTTCATCTATTGCTACTAATAGAAACATCGAAGTATTTATTTAATACGATTGATGGAGGAATTTTAATGAAAAACTTAAAGAAAGACGACATTAAAAGACGTTTTTCTGGTCACGATTTAGAGTCATTAGTTTCTTTAGAAATGATAAGACCTTTTAGTAAACATGGTGTTAGATTTTCTAAGAAATTAACAATAACTATCCCTGGACATCCTATAACAGATAGTAGACCTAGATTTAAAGCAGGAGATGACGGATTCTCTCATGCTTACAATCCACATAAAGCTAATCTCATGAAAATATTTGGTGAAATATATAATAGTAGTGAGACATTAAATGGTTTAACTATATTATCTCCGTCTATAATAGAAATAGATTATTATCTTAAGATACCTAATGATATTAAAAAACTCCTTAAACCGAAGGAGTTAGATTTATTATCGTCTAATGGATTATATTCTATATCTAAAAAAGATAACGATAATATAGAAAAAGTACATTTCGATGTTTCTCAAGATTTTAAATACCAAATACTTTTACGAGATGAAACTATTGTAGAAAACAATACTCAGAAATTCTTCGTAGATGATACTAAAAAAGAAAAGGTTGTTATAACTTATACATTTGGTGATCTTCCATATTGGATGAAACCACAATTAGAAGCGTCTACAGAATATCTTAAACACATTATCTCATTGAAGTATAAATTAATTAATGAAATACCTGATGAGAAGTGGGGTAAAGAATTCTATAAAAATATAGCTATATGGTATAAAAAGAATAAAGGTCCTATTAAGAGGGTTAAGAATAACTTAGAGTACATGCTTAATACTCATTATAAGAAGACAGATTTAGTAATGTTAGATCCGACTAGGAAAGTGGAAAATATAATCTCTAATGTGGAGAAAATGTTAGGAGGTATAAAATAAGATGATACTGATGAGAGAAGACATGGTTGTTATAAATATGATTAAAAAGAATTATGATATGAGAACTAAAACTGAAGATGACTTTATGGATAATCTTAAAATACTTGATAAAGATAAACATAATGTAGAAGAATTTGCATTTAATTTCAACTTCCCAGTTTTTAGTATATATGATTGGTATTTATATAATGCCACTAGAGATAAGATAGAAACAATTATAAAATACATAAATATGTAAAGGAGGATAAGATGAATATAGTAACTAAAGAATTTGTCCAAGGATATAAAGAATATATGGGACATACTATATTAGGTGCTTTTATTGGAGGAGTAGGTAATAATACTGCTTATCTTGATGAAGTATCATATACTACCCTTGGAGAAAGTTTCTGTAACTTCGGTGAAAATAAGTTAAATATATTAACTACTGAATTTGCTGATCCTAATAGATTTAACGGAGACCCAGATACATTTAGTGGTGTACAAGAACTTATTGACATGACTTATACTAAATTAGATGAGTTTGTTACTAAAGCTGAGGGACATGGATATACTCAAGAGCAAATAGAAGCTGGAGTTAAAAAATATGGACAGAAACTTATAGAAAGTGCAACTTCTTTAGCGTTTGCTGAAGGAGATACATCTTCTGATCTTAAACAAGATATCAGAGTACTATTGAAAATAGGTATAGATGAATTTGAAAAGAGATCTAAAGAAGATGAACAAATTAAGGAACAAGAAACTACAGACAATACTCTTCCAGAAGAAGGTATGGAGGGAGAAGTTCCTATGGATGGGGAAAACCCTGAAGGTGCTGAAGGAATGGATCCAGGAGTAGAGGATGACTCTATGTATATGGATAATCCAGACGATGGAGGAGATTTTCAAGATGATCAACAAGGTGATGAAAACTTTGATGATAATCCTGAAGAAGGAGATAATCCTGACGATAATCCTGATGAATCTGGAGATGATGACTATGAAGCACTTGCAAATGAAGCATATGGGGACGATAGCACTGGTGACGACTCCAGCTCCGAGGACGATGAAGAAGATGACGAAGATAAAAAAGCAGAAGGAGAATTTGCTAGACAATTCTTTGCTGGTTCTGTAGGATATGGAGAAACTTATAAAGCATCTGGAGAAGCTTTTAACTATACAAAAATGATTAAGCAAGGATATAAAATTCCTAACTTAAGTAAAGAAGAAGAAAAGTATTTAGCAAGTCTAGCTAATTATGGACCTGGAAGAGCATGGGAAGCTATTAAAAGAAGTTTCTCTATAGCTAAAGCTAAATTCGGTTCTAGATCTGCTAATAGAGATGCATCAGTACATGCTGATCAAGATTATAACTTCTTAGAAGGATTTAATAAGATGACAGTATTAGGATATCTTAGATTCCTTAAATTAATAGAAGTATTAGATGCTACAATATTTACTGTTAGATTCTTCCCTGGAAGTATACTTTTATTACCTATTAAGATAGGAGCTAACTTCATAGATTATCAAATACAAAAGTTTGTATTAAAATGTGTTTATAAAAATAATAATGCTCTTATTAAACATATCAAAACTATAAAGGCTATAGATGAACAAATGATAAAACATTTGAAGAACATTAAAGATCAATCTGTAAAATTAGGTGATAGAAAAGTTACTCAGAAGTGTACAGATCTAATTAAGAAATATGAAGATGAAATAGTTAAGATAGAAGAAGAATGGGAAGTATTTAATAAGTATGGAGAATCTTCTCAAGATCTAGCTAAGAAACTTTATAATAAAAATCTAGTATCTAATTATTCTGGGCAAATGAGATATTTAGTAAGAGGAGAAGTTACATCTCTTAGTGAAAGTCAAATGCATGAGATTGTTTCTGAAATGATAGATGTTGAAGAAGAATCTTATAAGGCTATAGGAGAAAGTAATGGATATCAATTTGAAAGTCAAGATATAGCTAAGCATAAGAGTTTACTTAATACATATGCTGTATTATCTGTACTTCGTAATAAATCTGGTTTATAATGTAACAGATACATATGGTACAACCCATTTGATTGTTGTGAATCAATCATTTTTATCCTTACAATGTTAAAATCCCATAACATTGTAAATTTTCTCTGCATAAATTAATAAATTTACCCTCCCTGAGTGGGAGGGGTTTTCTTCGTTCTTTATAATTATATATCATCAATAGTGAAACCAATTTTTATCGCAGGAGGTGTATAATATGTTATTTAAAAACAAACAAGATTTAAAGGAAAAATGGATAATTGATACTATGAATAAAACTAACATTCTTGATAAAGATTATCTAAGTAAAAAGTTTGATGATTCTTATGTGGAGAAAGACATTGAATTTTATAATTCAGTACACGGAGAATATTTCATTAAAAACCCAATAACATTTGTGAAAGAATTAGATGATTATGTTATTGTAGAAAATGGTGCGTTTTATATTAACCATGATATAAAGATGGCACCAGAAGTTAATAACTTTATTAGTCTTAGAGCAACTAGAGACTTTAATAAAGGATTAATGAAGAAATATAAAATGGAACAAAACTTCTTAAAGGTTGCTATACATGATGGAAAACAAGGGTCTGTCAAAAGAAATGCTAACTCGTTCTATGGAAATATGATAAATCCTTTCTCTCCATTTTATAATTATGATATAGCGTCATCCACAACTATAAGAGGAAGAAGTACAGTAACTATTAATTCACTTATATTTGAAAGTGTATTAGGTACTTACAGACCTTATAGAGTGGAGATATTTCTAGATATGATAGATAAATGTAGTAAGAAAGAAATATCTAAAGAAGATTTAGAAAAACTAGATAAAGATCCGTCTATAGATGAAATATTATCTCACCTTTTATTAGATGAGAAATCATCATACTATGGAAAGATATTACTTATGAATAAGTTAAATTCTTTAACACCTGATGAGAGAAAGAAAGTATATTATTCTAATAACTTTAAAGCTCTAATTAATACTAAATACTTCATAAAGGAATTTAATGAAATTATGAGTAGTATGAATGATAAGTATCATGAAATAGAAACTATGGATAGGAATGAGGATCCAGATAGATTTAAAAAGTATAAAGATTTTATCTATCTAGATGCTAAGAATCCTCCCAGTTATATTAAAGATAGAGTAAATAAGTTATTACAATTTATGAGTGATGTCTTATTAGGGTTCTATTGGTTTGAGGGTGATACTAATAAATATGGTGATAATCTATTAAATACACAAGACAGATTCCGTGATATAGAAAGAGAGATAGTTATACTTAATGATACTGACTCTCTTATATTCTATACAGGAACTGGAATAGAAATGTTATATAATCTGCCGGGAGTAAAGGATAATACTTCTAGCTTCTCTAACAGACAGAAGTTGGAAGAGACTATAGGATCTTTTATAATAGGATTTACAGGTATTCTTATTGAAGATGGTTTATGGACATATACAGGTAATTCTAATATACATGAACCTTATAGAAAATGGATTAACTATAAACAGGAATACAACTTTAGATATCTACAACCAACCAAGGGAGCAAAAAACTACATAGGAGAGATATCTTGTCAAGAGGGTAACTATTTACCAGTACCAGAGATAGATCTTAAAGGATTATCATTGAAGAAAAGTAACTTTAATAAAACTATTAGTGGATTAGCACAAGAAGTTGTTATAGATGATATATTAAAGAAAGAAAAACCTAATCCTAAATATATTCTAAATAAGATATCACAATTTAGAAAAGATATAATAAAAGAATATAAAACTAAAAATAATCTTAATATATTTACACCAGTAAAACTTAATACAGATTATGAAACGACTGATCCTAGTGACCATAGATTAAAAGCTGTAGAAGTTTATAACATTCTTTTTGGTAAAGATTCTCCTATATCATTACCCGGTACATTCTTAGTAACTAAAATTGATTTTACAGATAGAGAAGAAGAATTAGAAGAATCATTTCCTAGAGAATATAAAATACTTAAAAAATATATTGAAAGATTAGCTTATGAAAAAACTAAAAAGAAATTTAGAAATAATTATGAAAAATTAATGGATGACAAAGATTTTTCTATGACTGAAGAATGTACTCAGTTTGTTAAAGCTATTAAATGGAATATATTAACCGATACAGAAAAGATAGCTGAATTTAAAGATGAGTGGAGAAATAAGAATAAAGAATGGAAAGATACTAATCTTAGGGTGTTAATAAATGCATTAGATATAGTTAAAGTAAAGATAGATGATGTTAATAAAATAGCTATACCTATAGATAATGAAGAAGTACCTGAATTCATAACTTACTTTATAGATATAGATGAAGTAACAGTCTTTGATAATCTAGTAGCTAACGTTGTAGAAGGAT